CGTTTTTCCGCTTATTTCTGCTTGACTTTTTAGCCCCTTTAATGCCTCAATCTTTCCCCTGATAAGCTGCTCAGTCCTCTGCCCTTCCTTCCCGAAATCAATAATGCTTTCTCTCGCGCGCTTAATTGTCGCCTCGGAAGGGCCAATAGATTTCTCAAGCTCTCTAAAAGAACTCTTTAACTTGTCGAGCCCTTCTAGGCCGTCGATGCCAAGGCGGACCTTGATGTCTTGGATTTGCGGGCTAGCCATTCTTGTCCTTGGCCAATTCGCTTAACGCTGCAGCCTCCATTATCTGAAGGTCTTCCAGCATCTCGCGGCGATTGTCCACATTGTAGAGGTCAAACAATCCGCCAGGACCAAGCAGTACGTCATATCGCAAGCCCATGTAACCAGCCATGGTTGTCGTCCATTGCGTCTGCATACGCAAGAACATCATGACTGGCTCCCAGTTTTCTTCCCAAACAATAAAATTGTTTTCTTCTTTGGGCTTATCGGGAAGAACAATGCCAAATACAGCAGCGTCTTCCCGACTTTTATCTTCTACTTTTTTACCGCCACCAGCCCAGTAAACGGCGGCATCCTTTAGTTTCCCTGGCGACCGCCTTCAAAGGTTTCGGTGTACGCCTTCAGGACGCCGCGAATCCAGTAAGGATCATCGGAAAACTCGCGCATCACTTCCACCGAAAAAGGGATTTCTTTACCTTCTTCGTCAACAATGCCTTCCCATCCAACCATGATCACCTTCAGGAGATCAAGTTCGCCCTTCTCGCCAAGCTTTTGAAATTCCTTGCGACCAACCCGCTTGAACTTCGCGTCAAATGTTGCGGTGTCAAAATTGCCACCATCAGAGGGCTCTTCGATCGAAACCGGCCAAGTAAAGACCTTGACCTTTTTGCGCACGAATGCCATGCAAATAAATGCGATACCAGACAAGCATACACCCAACAAAAAAGGGCTGCATTTGCGGTGCAGCCCCGACGACCTTCATTCCCGATCAGATTCTAATCAGGTGTAAACAAAGCTGAACTCATCGTTGCCAGCTGTAGAAGGCACACATGTGAACGGAATGTTCAGCATGTGGATGCCATCCTGGTCGGCATAGCTCACGTCTCCGATGTCAACTCGAGTGGAGCTGAAGTCGAAGATATTACCCGCCGTTTGACCGTGCTGGAAAAGAAGGTTTCCAAGGGTTCCGTCGCTAAGGGCTGCAGTGAAGTAGTCCTTAGCCGCAATGGTCGGAGCCTCGATGACAGCAGTACCAGTTGTCTGACGATCAGTCAAAAGCACCTCTTTGGTGCAATTGATCAAGTCGCGATAGACCAAGCTGTTGCCGATGTCAAAGTTCACCGACTGCAAGCAGCCGCCGTAAGACAGAAGCTGGAAGCCGGTGGTGTTACCAGCCTTTGCAATGACAGGCGTCTCCTGGTCGGCATAGGTAACCGTAGGAGCAGCCGTATCAGTTGGAGCGTTGTAAACACCAATAAAGCTGAAATCAATCGTAGGAATTTCACCAACAGAAAGATTCAACGTATAGGTGCCGCGTGCGCCAGTCAGCTTGTGCAGCACCCCATCAATGTTGTAATAAATAGTGCAGCTACCAAAGCTGGCGCTGACAGGAGCATAAGTAACGCTCACACCAGCAGAGACGGTTTCGCTCATTCCGCAGGCAAGGAGTGCCTTGCCATAGCGAGGAGCAGTGCCAGCCGCGCCAGAACCAGCAAGTTCAACGCTGAAGGTGCATTCAACTCGCGTATTCGCCAATAGCTGCTCGGAGGCACCAAGATAAGGGCGAATGAGATCCCGGCTTACAACATCACTCTGCAGAGGAGTAATGCTCAAATCCCGCACCAGAACTGCGTCCGCCCCGTCTGGCGTTGCGTCCGTGCCGTAGCTGGATTCCGTCTCCAGCAGAATCAGACGTTTCCGAGTTAGAAGGACCATTTGAAGTTACCTCTTGTTGAACAGGTGGGAGCGTCCGACTAACAAGAGTTCGGATGCCTGTCTCGGGGTCAAGGATGTACGAGCCACCTTGCCCTTGAAACTCATCAATCACTGTAAATCCCTCGGCTTATCAGACTTTAGGTCGCCAAACTTGCAACAGTTGTGCGATATTGGACGATATAATCGTTGAAAATTACCCCTGCAGGCTGATCCGCGTCAAACATATTGAATGTCACCTCGCTTGGCTGCACGTCAATCGCGAGACCACCAAGCGTAAGATCGGCAATAATTTTTGAGTGCATGCTCTCGATCACTGGATCTGCAATTTGATCTGGAATGTCACCCCTGGTCACCACAGTGATCCTGACCCTCATGCTCCAGTCAAGTTTTGGCAGGCTTGTGTTCTGAGTGGGGCTGTCGGTAATTGGCTCGATAATGATTGACGGCGACTCCGCACGCTCGGTAGCCGCCACCCTGCTTCTGTAAACCCTGCCATCGACACCGGAAGTGCTTGCAAGCTGCGTCGCAATTGCCCGCAGAATTCTTTCACGCTTCGTGGTCATTGAATCCTCGTTTCGGGAGCGGACCAAACGGGCCAGGGTCGACCCGATTGTTCACAATTGATTTTGCACGATAATAAATATAGCTATCTGTTTTACCTGCCTGCTCCAGCGCCTGCATTACCTTCAGCCAGTTATTGAAGGTGTCGCGTTCCATTTCTAATCGCAGGCCATTGTAATTGTTGCGCTTTCACCGGCGCCAACTGCTGTCAACGTGGATCGAACGTATCTAACTATTCTATTCGGGTAAAATTGAGCGTCAATGCCAGTCTGTCCATGTGCTTTTTCGGTGTCGAGAGCAAACCAGCTAACTCCATCAAGACTGCCTTCGTCTCTTACGGTTACATTGTTTCCGGTTATGTTGTGAACAAACGTAAAATTTTCCCCTGAAACTTCAACGTAATCAGTCGAAGACAAAGAAGTGAGGGTGCCCAGTTCAACGATGTTCTTTCGTCGGCTTGCCCATGAACCGTAAACTTCAGCCATGATCAAACCTTCATCAGCATTACTTCAGTAATTTTACCGTCATCCAGTAGCACCGGCTCTCTTACCTGATAGGTCACGCCATCGACAATTACATTATCCTTGTATTGGAAATTATTAAAAGCAGAAGATTCAACCATAAGCTTGTAATCAGTCGTCAGCACAACTCCGTCGGCAATCATTTCGCTAGGCGTATTCAACACACCAACACCCGTAATGCCTTCATGCGTTACTGGAACGCCAAAGCCCTGCAAGTCGAAAAATACTGTCAAATCTTCAGAAAAGGCCATGAATAGAAATCCGCTGAAAAAATTCTAAACACAAAAAAGCCCTAGATCCAAGCGGATCCAGGGCCAAATCTCAAGCAAAAATCAGCCGTACTTCTTCAGGCCAACTGCGTTGATTGAATAAGTATGCGTCGAGGTGGAAGTGGTCGACACAGCTTTGATCCAACGCTTGGCGGCACCCTTAGGGAACACCAGGTACTGCTTGGAGGCAGAAGTGCTCACCTGAGCGAATGCCACAGCAGCAGAAGCCTGCTCAGTGCCATTCAGGCTGAAAACAGTGGTCACATCGCTGTAGGTACCACCTTGGGTGTCGCTCGACTGAATTTTTACATCCAGGGTCGAAGTGCCACCGTTCTCAACGTCAAGAATCACCACAAGGTCGCCCTCGTAGTCATTCATGTCGACAGCAGTGCCATCAAGGTTAGCGGTGCGCTGGGCGGTAGCTGCAAAAGCAAGATGCTGCAGCTTTTCAAGACCGGTAGAAAGAATTGCCATGATCAGTCCTCAGTGGATGGGGCAGGTGCAACAAACTTAGGCTTGCGACCCGGTTTCGCGGGAGCAGGCTTAGGCTCTTCCGTCACCTCTACGGGTGCGGGCTTCTCCACGGCAGGTGCAATCACAGCCTTGCCGCTACCAACCAACAAATTGGCGTCAGCTTCAGAGACCTCAATAAAGGAGCCGGCCTCAACCGGCTCCCCCGAGATCATGACTTGACGCAGGATCTCGATTCTCATAATCAGGTGCCGAAGCAGAAGGACACAGGCTGCTTGATGGCAATGTCAACGTCCTGCATTGCAATCACGCGAACCGTGCCGGCAGTGGCGCCAGCATAAGGATCAACGGTCAGATCCAGGCCGGACCACATGCCCATCACCATCATCGAGAAGTCGCCGAACAGCGCATCGTTGTTCAGCAGCTGGTTCGACACGATCACGGGGTAACCGTTGATCTCGTCGTCCTCGTACACGAACATTGCAGTGTTCGTTGCCTTCTCGGTGCTCTTCAGGGCACCGCGAGCTGCAGCGTTAATGATGTAACGCATGCTGCCAGCATCGGCGTTAGCGGATGCAACATCGGTTTCCATGCCGATGTACTCATCAAAGGTGCCGAAACCGGTGAAGCTCTGGCTGCCGATGCCGGTGGTGTTGATCAGGCCCAGAGGCTGATTGCTGGAGCCGGTGCCGTACATGCCAACACGGTCAATCTCCAGAGCAATGATCCGAGCAAGGTCGTTGCGGATCATGCCTTCCACGTCAATGGAAGCCTGGAGGAGCAGGCGGCGGCTGTAATCAACATAAGCACCCACGGTCTTGGGTGTCATGTTGACCTGATCGATTGCCTGCTGGCTCTCGGTGGGAGAAGCGTTCTCGCCAACCCAGTACGCTGTAGCCGAAGAATTTTGCCTCGGGATGCTGATGTTGCCCTGCAGGCCGCTCAGCATGGTCACGCCAGCCTGGGCCAGTGCCAGACGGTTGCGCAGCAGATCGATGAAGCTACCGACAAGCAGCTGATCCTCAACGAGGTTGCCACCTGCAGTGGGGGTGCCAACAACGAGGTCACGACGCAGCACCTCGTTAGGAATCACGATTCCATTGGAAGCACGCTCGTAGCGCTGGGCAGCAGCCTTGCCGACTTCGATCTCGAATTCAGCAGCACGCTTTGCGGAAACATCACCGGGGTTAGCCAGGTAATGCAGGGCCTTGGCGAAGCTGAAAGAGCGGGTCTCCTTGTCGGAGAGGCCAACATCGTTAGAGGTGATGTCAGCAGAACGAATGACTTGTTCCACAGGTTGAGAGCCGATTTTTTCAAGTACGGCTGCACGGGCCTCATCAATGGTGCGACCACCATTGATCAGCTCGCGAGCCAAATCCTGCATCTGGTGCTTGTCGCCCAGTGCAGTAATGGCGGCGATACGGGTACGCTCGGCCTCGACGGCCTCGGACCGGATCACCTCCAGATCTGGAGTGTTTTCCATTTCAGGTTC